AAGATCTGATGTGAAGTTACTGGTATTGAATACGCCGACAGGCATGATAGTTCCTTAGAAGAGAGAAGAGGAAGAAAGAAGGAGAGAGCTAGGAAGAGAGAGCTAGTTACAGGACGTTCCAGGACACAGTAGCTGCACCGGTACGAGTAACAACAATGAAACCGGAAGTCGATGCCAGCGAAGTTGCACGTCCCAGCAAAGTCACACCAACGCCGCCAGTCCACGTGGCCGCATTTGCAGCTACCATGGAAACCAGAATCATGAACGAATCACCAATGTCCATGTCAGCAGCGCTTGCCAGGATAAGAGCAGCCGTGGGAGTTGTGAGAGCCCGGCCAGCAGTGAAGTCACCCTGAAGTACGCCACCTGCCATTTGAGCTACGGTAACAGTTCCCGCAGCATCTGCCAAAGTTGCTACGATGACGTTATCGAGGAAACCTTCCCCCGACCTGGCTCGGTAAGGCAAACTAACTTGCCCAGTAACAATAGCACGAGTAAAAAGACCCATGATAATTCCTTAAAAGTGAAGTGGAGGAAGAAACTTAAGTAGGGGTATTAACCCAATTGTCCCAATCAATTTCATCTGCGCCGGCTTTAGCTGTAGATGACTTAGTTTGTTTCTGCGGAGAGATAACTGCTGCGGCCCCTACAAAATACTCTTGGGCTAGTTTAGTTAATTCGCTTGCAGATGCATTGGGGTATTTTTGTGCAAACTGTTGTTGGAGAGCTTCAACAATAGGAGCAACGGCTGGGTCTTTAAAAGCAGGATTGTCGTTTAGCAGACTGTCTTTGAGAGACTGCTGGCGGACAAGGCCAGGAAGTCGAGTTGTGAAATCATTTGTAGCAGCCTCAACTGCCTGGTCAACAAGCTTTTTAGCAACTACCGAAGACTGCCCGTAGACAGTTTGCGAAGTCTTATTGATAATCGCAACAAGAGCTTTGACAGCTTCATCACCACCTCCAGCAATCTTAGCCAGACTTTCCTGATCAATTACTCTGGAAAAGTCTACCTTTGCTGCTGCCTCCATCATTTTCTCTGGAGTAATTGCATTCTCTGGAGAAGGTGATTTGTTAGGATCAACAGCAGCAGTTTCCCAAATCTTGGAGAATTTGTCCAATGGAGATAGTTCCGGGGGCGGAGTAGCTCCACCTTCGGGAACAATACCATTAGGATGAGTTCCACCAGACTGATGAGTTCCAGAGGGAGCCGGGTTGTTAAGCAGATTGTTAGTAGGCTGCGGCATCGGCTGTCCAGGTTGCCCTTGCACATTGGGATTAACCGGAGGCTGGCCGGGATTGGAGTTGCCAAAGATCTTGTTAAAGAGAGACATGGTAGTTCCTAGATTGGTTTAGTTAAAGAGATCGGGAGTTGAGTCAACAGAGGTAGAAGCCAGCAATGGAGGGAATAAAGAACCAGATTCTTCTGGAGGAGTCTCTCGCGGAGTGATGTTTACACGAGATTCAAGTCCGGGATCTAGCTCTCTAGCCGCTTCTTCCGAAGTAGATAAGAGAAATTGAAGAGCGATTATTTGTCCTTGTAGTTCAGCCTCCTGTTGAGCATAAGCTATGATGTTGTCTGGGTTGAATTTTAGCAAGGTCTTCTGCTGCATTGCCTGAGCAACTTGATTTTGTATACATTGTATTTGAAGGTTAGTGAGAATGGAACCAGTTAGATACTCCTGGCGTGACAGTTCCCAGGACTGGAATAGGTTATTGCTGCTAAGAGTAGCCATGATTAAGCTCCAGTTTGAGGTGATTGTCCGGCGCGATTAGTAGGATCTTGCATTGCAGGATCATAGCCGTATTGTTCTGGCATAGGCTGCGGCTGGTTAAACGGAACACCTTTTTGGATAGAGAGCTGAGCCAACTGGTTCCACATTCCTACTGCTTGCTCATAAGTTACTTGTTGCGGCGACTTCTCGAAAGCGGACAAGTCTACATTTTCTGTCTTAAGAATGTACGAGAACGCAGCAGCAATGTTGTATCCTTGTGCCAAGGCCGGTGATGTACCGATTGTCTGCATTGCCACCTTAAGCGTGTCACCAGAAATAACCTTGTCCGTAGGAAGTAGTCCATCAGTGATCTTAAAGTTGAGTACTGCTTTACGGAGCTCTACTGGATCAATCTCTAGGTTCTGTTTTTGGGATTGAGAGTAGATTGTACCTGGACCTTGATACTGAAGAATATTCAGTTTGATAACTTCCTTTAGTGGAGTGAATACCTGGGCTTCATAGAGCAATGCAGTCATCTGATCCGCAGAAGTAGCATTGGACATGGTAGATTCCCACTGTCCATCAGTCTTATTTCCTTTAACAAACTGACCTTGGCGAGCATTGTTCTGCCCATTCAGTGTGTTTCCAAAAGCTACAACAGCTTGAATCTCTTGGAGAGAAAGACCTGCTTGGTCATCTCGGAAAGGAAACTGGTAAACCGACTCACCAACAGGTTTGCCGTAAGCAGATGGGCGCACCGGAATCTTAGCTGACGGATTAGGAGAATTGATTTGTGCTTCTGACACGCGCGAAGGATCATACAAAACCCGATCCGTAACTGCCCGGCGCCGCCCAGCTAACACTCCATTCATAAGTGCTGAAGCCACTTGTTGGAATGGCATTGCATCTACTGCAAGCGACTTAGATTGGTAAGAAAGCCCATCTTCAGAAGGTGAGCCAAAGAACACAGGAATCTTTTCGTGAGCATTAGTCTGTCGTTCTGCGTAGATGACCACAGAATGATTGACAATGATAAGTTTCCAGACCTGAGGAGTATTCTGAGCTGGAACTTTCAGAGCAAAGTCAGAAGGAATTACACGAATGTATTCCGTAGAGACTTCATACAGGCCGCGATAGTTAATCTTTGCTTCCGCTGTGCTAGCCCTTGCACCTACCCAAGACATCCAGTCAAAAGATTCAATGGAGTCTACGTCCAGCAGTGCCTTAGGGTTAACACGAGGGATGTAATAAGAAGCACCAAATGTGCCAGAGTCCCCGATATTAAGGAGAGAAGGTGATTCAAAAGCTTCTTTAATGTTTTCAATTAGTTTGACCTCCAACGTGCCAATGAACTGCTTAAGAGCAGTCCGGGACATGAGTTCGGTATGACCTACAAATTCACCTTGAGTAGGAATTAGATATGGCTCAACTCGTGCATCGAAGTAAGTATTGTATGGATCCCAGCGCTTGAGACTATTACCTTGCCAGATAATGTTCTTAGGTTTACCTTGCTGTCCACCTTGGAAAGCCGGGTCAGTTTCAAGAGTGGCAGTAACTACCTTGCTCCAGCAGCATTCAAGTGCGGAGATGTTATATTTAAATCCGTCAATAAAGAACAGAAGAATCTCACGGGCCCATGAGCCGCGGATAGAGTTCTCTTCAATGACAGCTTGCATCTGCTTAGCCATGTCTATGTAGACAGGATCAGACACTACACCAAAGATCGGATAGTCAGTTAGAAATACCGCTGCCTGATAGGCTACGGCCGCACGCACTTGCGGTTTGATAACAGGAACAGTAATGTTTTGAATCTTGTTAGAATCCCCAAGCATGTTAGCATACTCTGCTCGCCGGTTCTCTATTGTGTCATCTTGTTCTCGAAGATAAGCAAGATCAATGTTACGCATCTGCGAGCGTAGATTCCACTGCCTTTCTACTAGAGTTGAAGCAGTACGGTGATATTGAATGAATGCCTCTTGAGAGACTCTGGAGAGAGGAAACGGAGTGGGAGCAACCATGATTGGATTGTAGTAGAGTTGTGGGAGGAAATCAACGAACCGTGGGAGCAGCCGGAGTAGGTTTCTTGATTGTTTCTCTATTGGCTAGCTCAAGAAGGATCATGAATTCTGTGGCCATCGTGGCATTCAGGTGAGGAGGAATTTCTTTCCTACCTATTGGAGTAGCAAACTTCCCTTCAGGAGCTACTGAGTCTCCCACAGCAAATGCACGGACTTCAAGATTAGAAGCTCTGTAATCGCCTTGCTCTGCTGCAAAGTTTGGAGCTAGCAGATTGACCATTTTTTCAAAGTTGTTCCGATTGTTTTGATCGAAGCTAGGATTGAAACGAAGCCGATTGTAAGCTCTGGTAAACTGGTTTTCTTTTCTACCCGCTTTGCCCACATCTTCATGATACTGTGCATCCATCTGAAGATCTGCTGCGTGAGTAAGCTCGTGAATGAAAGTTCCTGCATTGGCA